GATACGCCTAATGCTGAGACAATAAAGCAATGCGTACAGGAATACATAATGAATGGCTTTGACGAACACTTTGAGTTTGATTTAGAAGAGTAGTATCCACACAATTTTCTAGGCTCGTTAAAAGTCGTTGCGAGCCTTACCCCCACCCCTCATGCCGTTTTGTACTTGGCTGGGGGGTTTTTTTGTTCCATAGATTTAACAATGTATATTGCAGTGTGCATTTTTATGTAATTGAACAGTTGTACTGTGCATTTTACATACCATTATTGATATAAATGGTATCGCAAACAAGCATTTCAAATCATAACTGATCATATATACAATGCGCACCTAATTAACTGAGAGGTGTATTGTGGTACTGTACGGAGTAATTGTAGTAACTATAGGTCTTCTGGCAATAGCGAGGGAAGACCTGGTCTAGCCTGTAATCCGAAAGGTTTACATCCGCAGCAAAAACATGGACAATGCCTTTATTCTATTGACATAAAGGTGTCGCATGGAAAATTTAAACTTATCAAAAAGTCTCGAGGACTGCTTTGAGTGGGAGCTCAATGATCAGATCGTTCGTTTTGACTCTATTGTGGAGTCTTTGATGACTACTGATGTGCCCAAGGAAAAGGTCCGCGAGGAGCTTATTGACTGGCAGGACGACGTAGCCAACCTGGTGGATGAGCTTTCTGAAATAGAGCCTTACGAGGGCTTCCGAGAGTTTGCCTCGATGGCAGAAGAGTTGTTTGGGACTGAGGTTTAGTCTAGTGCGTAAATTCTCTGTTGGGGGTATAATCGGATGATGATTAAACTGACTACAGATGAAGACGTTCATGAGGCCGATATGGACCTGGTCCGAGACTACGCTGAGGCGTTAGTGGACCGGGATAAGCAAATGATGATTGAGGTGCTGTATCTGACTCACCAGCGCATGGAAAGAACGTGCCGGTGTTTTGAGGTTAACTGCACTTGTGACCTAAAATGAGACCTTCAATATTTACAGATGAGCTGGCCGCTGACATATGTCGCAGGCTATCCCTTGGTGAGAGCGCCAGGCAGATATGCAGGGATGACAGCATGCCTGTTATGTCTACGTTAATGAAATGGTTGACAGAGCCTGATAAAGTCGCATTTTCGGAGCAGTACGCGAGAGCCCGTGACTGCCAGGCTGATTACTACGCTGATGAGATCATCGACATAGCAGATGAGCTAGGTGAGGGGGTGGATTCTAACGCCGTTAACATAGCCAAGCTGCGCATTGACAGTAGGAAGTGGAAGGTTGCCAGGATGTCGCCCAGGAAGTATGGAGACAAGCAGCAGATTGACCACACATCATCTGATGACTCGTTCAAGCCCACAGTGATTAAGCTAGTGGCAGAGCCATTACCAACCAATGACTGATACTGCAGAGATTCGGCTTCCTCCCAAGATAGTCGAGGTCTTTGAAGGTGAGGCCCGGTATAGAGGCGCATACGGTGGCCGAGGGTCAGGCAAGACCAGGTCTTTTGCCCTGATGACTGCAGTGGCTGGGTACAGGCATGGCATGGCAGGTAACAGCGGCCAGATACTCTGCGCACGAGAGCACCTAAACTCCCTAGATGAATCATCCCTGGAAGAGATCAAGTCTGCCATCAAGGCGGTCCCCTGGCTTCTGTCGTACTATGAGATAGGCGAGAAGTTTGTCAGGTCCAAGGATGGTCGTATCAACTATGTATTCGCCGGTCTACGCCGCAACCTGGACTCGATCAAGTCAAAGGCCAGGATCATTATCGCCTGGGTAGATGAGGCTGAGGGTGTGTCTGATGCAGCCTGGCAGAAGCTAATCCCAACTGTCCGAGAGGACGACTCTGAGATATGGGTGACCTGGAACCCTGAGACAAAGCACTCAGCAACGCACAGGCGCTTCCGCGTCAACCCTCCCCAGGACAGCAAGATATGCGAGATCAACTGGCAGGATAATCCCTACTTCCCCAAGGTCCTAGACAACGAGCGCAAAGAAGACTTTAAGCTGCGCCCGGATGATTATGGCCATGTCTGGGACGGGGAGATGAAGATACACGCCGATGGCGCCTACTACGCTGTAGAGATGCGAGAGGCTAAAGCTGAGGGCAGACTAACCAACGTGCCATACGACCGCGCTGTTGGCGTTGTAACGGCCTGGGACTTGGGGGTAGGTGATAGTACCTCTATCTGGTTTGCGCAGTTTGTAGGGGCTGAGGTGCGCCTTATCGACTACTATGAGAGCAGTGGTGTAGGTCTGGACCATTATGTCGCCCTGTTAAACTCAAAGGGCTATGTATACGAGAGCCATGTACTGCCGCACGATGTCAGGGTAAGGGAGCTAGGCTCAGGTAAGTCTCGCCTGGAGACACTTGGCGCCTTGGGGGTGAGGCCAATCACTATAGCTCCGCAGTTGATGGTTGATGATGGTATACAGTCTGTGCGCTCTATGCTCCCCAGGTGCTGGTTCGATGAGGAGAAGTGCGAGCGAGGCATTGATGCTATCCGGCAGTACCGTCGAGACTATGACGACAAGGGCATGACCTGGCGTGGAAGACCTCTACACGACTGGACCTCTCACTGCGCCGATGCGCTGCGATACCTGGCTGTTGGGTACAAGCCCACATCATCTAGCTGGGGTGAGCCATTACGCCGTAACCTGCAAGGCATTGTGTAGTCAATATGATATAATCGGCCTTTTTAGGGCTGCTGGACTTTAGAATGTCAAAAATCATTAAAGGCGCAAAAGGGCTAATGGAGTTGCTAGACAACCCTGTCATCGACCCTGCAGAAGTCAACCGCAAATATTCCAACCGCACCGCAAAAGTTTTAGAACCTTTTTACCGCCCTAACATTGCGAATGATGTGCGCACATTTGATCAGCCGCCGTTTAGGTTGTCGGAATTGGAAGGGCGTGGCGTTATGTTCCCTGAGTCAGACGTAACCGCAGCGGGTTATGACCTGGTGGGCATAGGAAACAAACCTTTAGCCAGGCCAGTAACAATGGAGACGGGGGTTGACCATATATTCTATGCGCCTGATAAAGCTCTTTGGAAAAACGATGCCAGCGTGGCAAACAAGTACGTTAAGCGAGCTAAGGCAAGACAAGCGGAAGTTGAAAAGTTAGGCAAGGAGACAGGCGGGCAAGATGTATTCCTGCTCCCATATGAGGGAGGCCCTCAGTCTAGTGACTGGTGGACCGGCATCGGCAGGACAATGATCAACTACAATCTTGAGAATGCTCCTTCAAAATCAGTCTCATTGATGGATGAGTTCATCAAGTCAAAAATACCTGAGTGGCCTGGCTCTGACAGCCCTGACGCTGAAAAGATATGGAACGCTACAGGTGGCGGTACAAGGATGGAGATTACTCAAGCCCTGGACAAAATGCGGCTAGAGGGTGGGCTGACTGAAGGGCAGGCTCGCGTTGCTACATCCAGGCAAGATCGACTCAATATACCGCATGGATCATTGCAGAATGTCGGAGTAATGGACATTGGTCGCGGCTTTACTCCAAACCTAAGCCCAGATTATAACGCCTCATTGCACGGCGAGGGCGTTGGGATTCTACAGCAGCCAGTAACGGCATATGATTTTTTATTAGACAGAACCACTGAAAGCGGAAAGCCTTTAACGCCACGGTCATTGCAATGGCAAGACACAAGCAAGGTTGTCACTGAGCAAGACCTTCGAAGGATGCAGGACAAGGGCATCGATATCAATTCTCCTGCAGCAGTTGGACTGTTAAGCGGTGCTGGAGCTCTTGCTGCGCTAGCGCCTCAAGAAGCTGAGGCTGGGGCAGCCGGCCTGCTGAATAAAATCAGAGCTTATCACGGTTCGCCGCATGACTTTGATCGATTCTCGACAGAAAGCATTGGCACGGGTGAGGGTGCGCAACAATACGGGCATGGACTATACTTTGCAGAGCGCGAGCCTACAGCTTTAAGCTATCGAGATGCTTTAACTCCGCGTGATTATGAGTTCGAGAATTACTTAGCGATTCAAAATGAGATGGCTGAGAACTCTGGCGACTACACGCGCATGGAGTTTTTGCAACAGGCCATGAATCACGACACCCCTCAAGACTTCCGAAACATTGCAAGCGATTCTGATTATGACGATGACTATCGAGAAATGGCTGCAGACTTTGCAGATGAAATGGAAGCATTCAGGAATGAAAGTGGAGAGCCTGTCAACTTTGGCAGGATGTATGAGGTAGACATCGATGCCCGGCCTGAAGAGCTGTTGGACTTTGACGCGCCATTAAGTGAGCAGAGTGACCAGGTTAAAAACATGTGGGACAACTGGAAGGCAAGTGCTGCAGGCAAAAAAGTTGCTGCTGAAATGCCCGGTAATTTTGAGGGCGACATCACTGGGCAAGAAATGCACAGCCTTATTTATGAGGGTATGTCACCTAACCCAGAACAACAGTATGGCCGAGGGATGGCTATAAAAGAGTCTATTGACACTACACAATATCTGAGAGATCAAGGTCTTAAAGGCATCAAGTATGCTGACGCGCAAACTAGATTCTCTCCGAAAGGCCGAACAAGCAACTACGTTATATTTGATGACGCAACCGTAGACATAGCAAGAAAGTACGGCGTGTCCATGCCAGTTGCAGCAGGTCTCTTATCGAGCGGCCTGGGAACAGAGCAAGCGCAAGCAGCAGAATACCGTGAAGCCCCTGTAGTGCAGGAGCAATCATTTGGCGACATGGTTAATGAGTACGCCAACATTAACCAGAGAGCCCAGGCAGCAGAAGACCAGAAGTTTGACGCCCTGATGCGCGAGGACGCCAGGTTGCGTGAAATGGGGTCTGCTTCATTCGGCCAGGTATCCCCAGAGCTGGCTGCATACCGCCGATCACAGATGCTGCCGACAATGGGCGAGATAGGAATGGGAGCCCTTGAAGGCGTTGTCGATACGGTAGACTTTGTGTCTCAGCTTCCTACAGCGATATCCACCATGACCATGCCAAAGCGCACCCCCTTGCGTGATCGCCTCGGTGGACTTCTAGACTACAGCTTTGTGAATGAGAGAGATCAAAGGGCCAGGGACGAGGCTAGATTGATTGGCGGGTTATTAAGCCCCATTTAATGGTATAATCGGCCAAATAACTGGAGGCCATAATGGCAATAAGCACATACAGCGAGCTGCAGTCGTCAATGGCAGACTTTTTGAACAGGTCTGACCTGACTTCTGTGATCCCGACATTTATTGCGTTGGGCGAGGCCAGGATGAACCGAGACATCCGTCACTGGCAGATGGAGAACAGGGCATCGACTACAATTGACGGCCAGTACCTAACCAAGCCAGGCGACTGGGTTGAGACTATACGCCTACACCTAACTGGCCAGAACACCTCTGCGATGGACCTGTTAAGCACTCAGGCCATGGCTGACAAGCGCCAGGGCGCAGAGAATGTAGCAGGCAAGCCAAGATACTATACCCACTCTGAGGGGCAGTTTGAGGTATTCCCTACCCCTGACGGCTCATATGCTGCTGAGTTGCTATACATACAGCAGATACCTTCTCTCAGCGACAGCGCGACCACAAACTGGCTGCTGACATCATATCCAGACATCTACCTGTACGGCTCACTACTGAACTCTGCACCATAC